CCGGCCCCGATGCTGACGCCGACGCCGAACGTGTTGGGGGGATTCGGCCTCGCTGCCGCCGCCAGTCGAGCCGCCGACGCCCTTGTCGGCCCGACATTGCCGACGCCCTTCGCCATGCCGTCGCTGGCCCTCTTGCCGGCCGCAGACAGGGTATTGACGATCTTCCCGCCCGCGCTCGTGACGGTGGACTTGGTCTTGTTCAGCTCCGCGCCGGTCTGCTTGTGCCAGTTGAAGTTGAGCTTGTGCCCGGCCATCGTGTTCAGCACCGTCTCGGCCTGCTTCGCCGTGAGGCGCAGGGAGTCCATGATCGTGCTGCGCAGGTTCCGCAGGTCGCCCGTGGTCTGCTTCCCGAGGTCCTTCGTGTTGAGGACGATGCCCTTCTCGGCGAGCTTCTGGATGCTCTCGATGGTGCCGTATAGTTTGCGGAACTGGCCGTAGCTGGCGCCGTCCATCTGCACTGTGAGCTTTTGAATGAGGGGGGCCACCCTGCCAGCCGCGCCCTTGGCGGCGTTGGCCGCCATGGCATCCGCGGATGCGGACCCGGCCATGCGGCCCATGTTCTGGACGCCTGCCGCCTGCATCGCCTGCGTGCCTGGTGTGCCCTTCGGGTGGCCGACCAGTTCGGCTAGGCCGATGCCGCCAGCGGCGACGGCGGCGATGCCGAAAGCCGTGCCCCACGCAAACCCGGCGGCCTTTCCGGCGATTGCCGCGATGGGTGTAACACCCTTGCCACCCATCATCGCTGACGCGGTGAGGGCCGAGTACCCCTTGCTGGCTCCGCCGATACCCGCAGCCGCGGCGACGTCAGACGCGACCCCTGACGCCAAACCGCCACCGGCAGACCCCACCGCGCTTGCCGCGCCGCTTGCCGCGCCGCCCACCGCCTGCGCCGCGAACATCGTCTTGAGCGCCGCAGCGGCCGCAATCGCCTTGGGGCCGATGAGCCCCAGGATGCCGACCACGGCGGTCGCCTTGAGAGCGAAGCCCTTGGCCCCGTCGCTTAGGCTGTTCCAGTCCTTGATTCCCGTCTGCACGTAGCCCATGAGGGTCTTCATGACGGGAAGGAGCGTCTGCGCGAGGTTGAGCTGCAGCGCGGTCCACTGCAGGCCCATCTCGCGCTGCGCGTCCTTGAGGGCCTTCCAGTCCTTGATCTGCTTGCCGCCCCAGACCATGCTAAGGTCGGCGAGCTCTTTGTTGACCTTCGCGATCTCGGCTGGGGTCTTCGTGAGCCAGCCGAGCATCTCGGCGCCGCCGCGGCCAAAGAGCTTGAGAGTCATGGCGGTGCGCTGCCCGGCATCGTCCATTTGGCTGAGCTTGTCGCGGACCTCAGGCAGGATGGTATCGACGCTCTTCAGCTTGCCGTGGGCGTCGAAGATGGAAACGCCGAGGCGGGCGAAGGCGCCCTCGTTGCTGATGAGCTTCACCTGCAGCTTGGAGAGACTGTCGCTGTAGGTCTTGCTGCCCTTGTCGAGGCCGTCGATCTCGGCCCTCGTCTTGAGCGCGGCCTGCTGCGCGGTGTCGAGGTTCCGGGAGAGCATCCGGGTTGCCATGATGCCGGACTGCGAATCGACGCCGAAGCGCTGCCATTGGCCCATGAGTTTCGAGGCGGCCTGACTCGACATATCCGTGAGCCGCGTGAGGGTCGTGACCCCGGTCCCGAATTGGTCGAACGTCCTGAGGCTCTTGACGACGAGGGCCCCGGCAGCGACCGCTCCGACCATGGCGATCTTGCTGACGACGCCGGCGAACTTGCTGAAGCGAGACTGCGAGCGATCCAGGCCGGCGTTGAACTGCGTATCATTGAGGCTGAGCGTGGCGAAGAGCTCGCCGACATTCATCGCCATAGCCTACCCCTCCCCGTCCGTCTGCGCGGGGTACAGGATGCGGTGTAGCCGTGAGTCACACGAGAGTAGGCCCGCGATGCGCACCCGCAGCCAACGCCCGGAGCGGTTGTCGAGCAGGCCGGGTTCGCTCAGGTCTATGCCGTAGTGCTCGTTCATGTCGGCTTCGATGAGTCCCCAGAGTCGGAGGATGGTTCGCCAGGTGAGGCCGTCTTCTTGCGGGGTCTCGATGTACCACGGGAGCCCCGAGACCGGGTCAAAGTCGCGGGGGTCTTTTTGCGTCGCGCCGCCCGGTTCGGCGCCGGAGCTTCCCCCGGTGAACTCCACACTGCTTCGGCGGCCTTGATGCCGTAGCAGTGCGCCGCCATGAGAGTCGTGAAGGCGACGCCGATCTCCACAGGGGTGCAGTCATCGGCGATCATATCCGCCTCGACGTCACCGAAGAGGGCTTTTCTCAGGTCCGCCTCTTCGGCGTCTGAGAGTGCCTCGGCCGTGAGATCGGCGTCGTCACCGTCCGCGTCCTCGAGCTGCGCGAACATCACGCCGAGCCGCACGAGCAGACGCGCCGATATCTCGCCGGGGAAGGCGTATTCCTTCCCCCGGATAGGCAGCACGATAGGCTTGGCGACTCGGACGTCTCCCAGGTCGCGGAAGGCCATGTCTCAGCCTCCCGCTCAGGCAGAGGTATAGATGACGTTCGTATTGCTGGCGCCGATGCTGTTCGTGACGGTGATCGCGCTGGGCTTGGCCGTCTCGGCTGGGGTGATGCCCCAGATATTATTGTTGTCCTCCACCGTGTAGCTGGTGAAGTTGTGCTCCGCCAGCATGACGTCGGCGGCAGCGTCCACGTCGGCCACGCCAGCCAGCATGAAGTTCGTTCCGCGGATGTGCACGAGCACGCCGCCTGCCGTGGTACCGGTGTTCGGCGTGATACTGATGACCACGGGGGCGACCTGCGCGCCGTCGGGGTGCGTGATGTCCGAGCGGGCACCAGCAGCCGAGATGGTGACGGAGACGGTGGACTTAGCCGTAAAGTCGCCGCCGTCCGGGTCCCAACCCACTACCGCGTAGCCGCGGTGAGCCTCGACCTTGGGGCCGCCGGGGGTCATCTCATACCAGCGCACATCGACGTTGTTCGCGGTCGCGCTTCCGGCGGCGGTGCGCAGGATCTCCTGGCCACGGTTGTACGTGGTCGGAGCGGCGAGCACGGCCTTGCGCTCGACCTTGAATGTGTTCGCCCAGTCAGTGCCGGTGACGACCTTGCTGTGGGCACCGGCGCTGTCGAAGTCGCCGTTCTCGACGAGGTCCGGGGTGAACCCGTCCTTGAAGTCAGACACGCCGGCGACGCCTTCCCACACGGGAGCGGCGTAGGTGCCTCCGTTGGCCGTGTCGTTGACGTCGATACGCCATTTGCGGTTGACGGTTGCCGGTCCGAGTGGAACTACTGTGGTGGCTGGCATGACGACTCCTTAGGTTCTGTACATGGAAGGACGATGGACCGTGACGGCATAGTTGGATGACACCGACCACCGGCTGTTGCCGTCTTGACCGAGGGGGGCCGGGCCTGATTTGCGTTGACACTGGACGATGTAGACGCCGGTTGAGAGCGTCCACGCCAGCTTCGCGTCTATGAGGTTGAAGATGGCGCTGTCAAGGTCGTCAACAAGGCGTTTGTCTGCGCCCTGGGCGCGACAACGGACCTGCACGCTCACTTCCGAATCAGACAGCGCCGGGTCGTCGTCGGAGCCGTAGACGGTGAGCGTAATGACCCTGTCCGGCGCCTGCGGGACGTTCCCGAGGACGATGCCGGTCTCGAGCGCGGTGTAGACGCCGGACGTTCTGTAGGTCGCCTCGATGCCCCCAGCCGCGAGGTAGACGGCGAGGCCGGTGAGGAGGTTGCTCTCGAATCCGGCGGCGAGCGTCATCCGAGCGCCGCCTTGATCTCGCGGGCGATGAGCTCTTCGACCTTGCTTCTCACGCCGGCATCGTTGATCGGCGTCTCGAGGTACTTGGCTTGGCGGCCCTCGTCGTGCTGGTAGTCAAGCTCTTCGTGCTGGACGACGGCGTAGGGCGTGTCATAGGAGACGGCAGCCTGTAGCGCGCCCTCGTCGGCGCTGGCGACGCCGGAGGCTTGCAGCGTGTGTTCCTCAATCGGCACGATGCGATTCGCTTCCTCGAGCACATGCTCGGCGCCGAGATAGAGACCGCGCGCCGCCCCGCGCCTCTCGGCGGCGGTGGCTTCGGCGCCGTGCCAGATGACTCGGGTAAGAGTCATGAGCATGCCACCTTCACGTGGTGAACATGGCCTCTGACGCTCTGCGGGCTAGCGGTCAGCACGGTACTCGAACGGCCGTCGATGGTAAGCCGCGATTCAGGAGTGAACTGCGCGGCATCGTCGGGATGCGCCTGGCCGGTCCCTTCGGACACGACCTCTTCGCCGTTCGCGCCCCGCACGAGGCGGCGCTTGCCGTCATAGTTCCAGCGCACGGTCACGAGGTCCTCATAGAGGGGGCCGTATGCGCCCTCTCCCTTCCACGTCTCGACGGAGACGGTGTCCTTGAGCAGGGAGCGGCGGATCTT